CTCTGCTCTTCACCACCATAATATGCCTCTTCCACTTTCTTCTTCTCTGGCAAACCTTTATGTTTGGTGGATGCAAAGTCTTTCACATCTTTCTTCTTCATCGACGCAGCAGCTTTCGCTACATCTCCTCCGATGTTTGCTCTTCCTTTTTGGACTGCACGGACCATTCCGAAGAATCTTTGTTGAGCTTTAGAGACTGCTTCTTCTGAGACGCTTCCGCCATCAGAGCCCCCATCAGACCCCCCATTCCCATTTCCAGAGCCATTCTTGTGATCTCCATTTTTCTTATCCTCGTCATCTTTCTCTATAATACCACCACGTCCTACGTGCCAGCCTATAGGAATTTTCTTACACTTGTTATCAGTGTAACACCAGTAGTATCCAGATTTACACTTCTTAGGTTTCATTAGTCGAATCTTGATGTATGTTTTGACATAGCATCATCGTCACGTTTTTGCTTGGTAGTTTTACCATACTTGCGAAGACGCTCACTGTACTTGTTAACTCTTCTGTTATGAGTTTCTAGATCAGTTTCTTTTTTGCCCCTTTCCTTTTTGTCTTGACGAGAACCAGGAAAGTCTTTGGCGTGTGCTCTACCTTCTACTGACTTTTTGATATCAAGTTTCTTACCAGTCTTCTCTTCGTGTTTATCAAGAACTTTCTGGCGTTTCTTTACTGCTTCTAAAGATGCCTTTGCTTTCTCTTCCGTCTTTTCCTTTCCTTCTTTACGAGGACCACGACGAGCTTCCTCAAGTCTCTGACGTACATCTTCTCTCATCCAGCGAGGAACAGTGTCATCCTTGACCTTCTTCATGTCCGCAATCGCTTTCTCATTATTCTTCTTTCTCTTTTCCATATCTGTTTCCAGATATGTGTCGTCTTTCTTTTTCTTGCCCTTAGCGATAGCCTCTTTGATGATCTCTACAGAGTTCCAGAGATGATTCTCCTTAATATAAGTATCGATAATTTCTTCAGGTTCCCACTTGCTTACATCATATCCCTCCTCTTGCAAATTCTCTAGCCAAGAGGTATACTTATCCAAGTGGTACTCACGGAGTTCGGATTTGAACTGCTCGTATTCTTCTCTATGTCTACCTACTTTCTTCGACATGGTATAAAAAAAGGAAAACGTGGTCGTATACTCATATTTATTAGAACAATAAATAGAAGAAATAGACCTTATCATAAGAAATAAATGGCTAGACAGGGAATATTCACTGGATTTACGCCGAATGATGGTCTGGGAGATTCCCTCGCATCTGGTGCTGTAAAGATCAACGCCAACTTTGAAGAGATTTATACCCAGTTTGGTGACGGTTCGGAGCTATCCTCCAATGCAGGTTCTGCAGGTACATGGAGTAAAGCAAGCACGTATGGTATCAGTACAAGTAAGTACGTTGGCATTGGTACAACCATGCCTCAGAGTCAACTACATGTTGAAGGGAACGTATTACTTGCAGGTATCACAACAGGATCATTCCGAGGCGATGGTTCTGGACTAACAGGTGTTACCGCTACTGGATCTGGAATCGTTGTTAAGGACGGTGGATCTGTTCTTGGTGTCGCACAAACTGTAAACTTTAACGAACGATTAATTGTAGGTTCGGTCTTTGGCGGAAACGTCACTATCGATGCAGCTGATTACGTATCGTATGCAACTGTAGCAGGTATCTCTTCATACACACCTACTGCAGGTTACTCATCAATTACAGATTATTCTCCAGTAGCAGGTGTCGCAACATATGCAACCAATGCAGGTGTCGCAACATATGCAACAACCGCAGGAATCGTTACATATTCTGCTGCAGCAGGTGTTGCAACCAATGCAGGTGTCGCTGAGTACGCTAAGGTCTCTGGTATCTCCTCATATACACCTGTTGCAGGTCTCTCGACCATGGCAGGGTATGCACATACCGCAGGCATCGCAACAGTTGCACAGAACCTTTCTGGCACCCCTTCTATCCTAGTTGATAATATCAACTCTGGTGCAGGTATTGTTACCTTCCCAGGTCAAGGCAGTAAGATGCGCTTTGACTTTGACTCTACCACTGACATGCCTAGTGCAGTGTCTTGGAGAGGTATGTTTGCTTATGCAAATAACGCAAAACAAGCATACGTTTCTTATGGTACTACTAACGGTGGATACAATGGTTGGAGAAGGTTACTTGTAGAAGATATTCATGGTAACTATCAGACCACTGGTATCCTAACGGCATCCACATTCTATGGTGATGCTTCTGGTCTGTTTAACCTACCATCATCCAGTTCTATCTGGAGATCTGGTCCAACAGGTATTACTACAACATCTAATGTAGGTATTGGAACAACTAATGCAGAGGAAGCTCTTGCTGTTCTGGGTAACTTCAGACTGAAAGGAAGAATCGTAGGTACTGCAACAACTAACATCCTACCATTCCTATATGCAGAGTATAGATCTCTACCAAGTCCTGTTGATTACCATGGTGCATTTGTCCATACCCATGATACTGGAAAGGCATATTATGCTCATGCAGGAAGATGGACTGAACTTGTTAATAGAAACGTAGATGGAACCATCGGCGTTGGAACAGATCATTTCACTGCTGGTATCATCACCGCAAGTGCATTCTATGGTGATGGATCTAACCTAACAGGAATCACCGCAGAAGGATCTGGTGTCGCAATCCAAGAAGAAGGAAGCACTGTTGGAACTGCTGCAACCATTAATTTCGTTGGTTCTGGTGTTACTGCAACCTATTCAAATGGAATTGCAACCATTGAAATTACTGACGTAGTTGGAAGCGGCAGCACTGGTGGTGGAGCAACCACATTGAATGATCTAACTGATGTTGTTTCCTCTGGAGCACAGATCAATGATATCCTGAGATACAATGGATCTATTTGGACAACTTCTACTGGAATCGGTACACAAAACGCAGACAACATCAGACTAGGATTTGGTGCTGCAAATGATCTCCAGATCTGGCATGATGGGAATCAAAGTTACATCAATGAAAATGGAACTGGATCTTTGTTCATTGATTCCAGTGCATTGTTCCTGCAAAATGCTGGGCAAACAAAACTACAAGTAACTGGATCTGGTATCAATGTAACAGGTGTTGTTACTGCAACATCATTCGTCGGTGATGGTTCTGGACTGACCAACCTTCCTAGTGGTGGTGGAGGCGGAGGAACCCCAGGTGGTTCCGATGGACAAGTCCAGTTTAATAATCAAGGCGAATTTGCTGGTGATAATAACTTCTATTATGACACCAGTATTGACATGTTAAGGGCTGGTCAGTATGTCGGCATTGGCATGACAGTCAATACAACATATAGACTTGAAGTTAACGGTAGAGCTAGGTTCTGGGGTAGCGACGTATGGTTAGCAGGTGGTTCTGGAAGTTTAGTACTGGATAGAGGATCTGCTTACGCAAATATTTACACCACTGGCACTAATAGAGGTCTCTGTTTACAAGCAGCAGGATCAGACTACGTTGCCATCGGAGGCACAAATCCAACTTCAATGTTAACTGTAGAAGGTGATGTCCTTGTCTCTGGTGCTTTAACTGCAACCTCATTCACTGGTGATGGTTCTGGACTAACAGGTGTCGTTGGTTCTGGTTCTGGTGTAATCGTTCAAGATGATGGGTCGAATGTTGGTACTGCTGGTACAATTAACTTCGGTTCAAACCTAAGTGTCTCTGCAATTTCTGCTGGTGTAGTTACAGTAACTGCATCTGGTGGAGGTGGGGCAGCTGGAGTATGGACAACAACTGGCGTTGGAATTCATACAACAAAGAGTGTTGGCATTGGCACAACCAATCCAATTACAACCTTACAAGTAATCAATCAGGGATTCACTGGACAAATTTCATCGTCGTTTACTGCATCTGCAGGAGGCACACAACTATTCGATACGTTCTCTACCGATTTTGTATCCGCAGAATATACTCTACATATTCTAAATGGATCCAATCATCAATTGCAGAAGATGTTAATCATGCACAATGCTCAGAGTGGAGTTGGAAGTGCATTCGTTAGTGAATATGGAATTATCTACGATCCAAATAGAATTGCAGATGTTACTGCAAGTGTTGCAGCTGGTGTAGTACAAGTAAATATGGTTCCACTAGCAGGAATCTCTGGGGTAACAACCTACAGATTCAGCAGACAAACAATGCTTTGATAGGAGGTAACGATGTCAGTATACAAGGAACCTAGTGAAGAAATTGATTTAGCACTTGAGGAAAGAAATCAAAATTTTCTAAAAGAAAGAGAAACTTGGACAAAAGTTCCAGACCATCCAGAAGATAAAAAAGAATATACTGTTGGATGTTATGAAGAAGATGATTGGAAATACATCCATGAAATTTTGATGCAAGATGGAACCTTGGAAGATAACATTCCAAGTAGGCATGTTGATTGCACTAATCATTTCAATCACAGTCCTACTAGAGGAACATATCTTCTCGATGATATGGAAGTTGAAGCTCTCAAACAACATCCAAAAGTTCGTTATGTGAATATCAACCATTCAGCATATCCAGGATCTTTCACGGACAACCCAGATGATTTTGTTTTGTCTTTGACAAAGACAAATAGATATCCCGCTCCTGGTCCTTGGGCTCAAGGTTCTGTTTACTATAACAGTTATACAAGTACGTCCACCGTTCCATCGATGGCGACTCACTATAATAGATCATCAGCACATCTGATTAGACACCAAGAACAGGAAAGTATTTGGGTTTCAAAAGCTTGGCAAAATGTTGGTATAGCTGCCACAAGTTTTGCTCAGGTGCCACGTCAAAGTAGACTACCTCAGTATGGAACTGGTAAACATGTAGACGTTATTGTTTGTGACCAGGACATGTGGTTTGGTCATATTGAATTTCAAAATACCCAAGGCATCAGTACAATTGGTACTGGAGGTTTAGATGTTCCTTCAAACTATGTTGGTGGAAACGCTCTATGCAACAGAGGTATTTCTGCAACAATAGGAACATGTGATCTATTAGATCTAACTTTAGATGCACCATACTATCTTGATCCAGACTTCTTTGACGCAGATCCTGGTAACAGATTAATGGAACGTTGGGATGGCACAACCGTTCCGACAGAAAGTGCTGCTAGAAATTGGTGGGGGAATAATAGTACTACGTATAGATCACCAAAGTTTGTAACCCAAGGTATTGGTACTGGAACAGCAGTTCCTGGTTCTGACTTTGACTTTGGAACAATTACAATAAGTACTTTATATACTAGAGCAAGAAGCAATGGTTCCAACACTGCATACAATACTGGAGGTGGATTTCATGGAACTCCATGTGCTTCACAAGCATATGGTAGACAATATGGTTGGGCTTATAATGCAAATAAGTGGTTCTTGAATCACTATGGTAGTGGCAATCAAGGATGGGAAAAAGGGTTTGATCAACAAAAAGTTTTCCATAGATGTAAACCAATCAATCCTCTATATGGCACAAAAGATCCCACAATTTCCAGTAATAGTTGGGGACATAGAGATGACCCATGGAGTAGTGGCACTGTTTACTACAGAAGTGATGATGGAATAGATGTCCAAAATAAAATGGACGGATCTGATGGCGCAAATACATACTCTGGTAGACCCGCTTGTCTGTCTGGTGGTAGTGGTAGCAATGGAGATTATGTATTTGAATATGAAACAGACAACTCTGTCATACAAGCAGGGGCAGAACTAGTTGACTCTGGAGTCATTTACGTTTCTTCAGCAGGAAACAATGATCAGAAATTGGTCAATGGTGATCACCCAGATTACAATAATTATTATGATTCTACTTCTGGAAGAACTCCAGAAGAGTGTACTAGGAGTTCACCATACAGCAGTATGTCTGGTTTCCGATTCCTTACCTTCTTCAATAGAGGTGGATTCCCTGGCATGTTTGGTAAGAAATATGATGAAAATGGAGTTGCATACTACAAAACTATTTCTGTAGGTGCTGTTGATGAATATGGTACTACCAGTGGTATTGGTACATATTACAGAGAATGTAAAGCAACTTACAGTAATAATGGAAGTGGTATTGATGTGTGGGCTTTATGTGATATCACTTTGGCTGCTGTTGGTCCAGATACATTTTACTTGACAGAATACAGACGACCTGATCAATATTATACCCTTGATGGAGTTCAATCTCTCGAATCTAAAGACTGTGGATTCAATGGAACTAGTTCCGCATGTCCAATTACTGTTGGATTAATGGCAACAAAACTAGAATATAATCGTGATTGGACTTGGGCTGACATGAAAGGTTGGTTGGCAACACTAGGTTCTTGGGCAGATCTAACAGATGCCAATGGAGTATCTGCGGTATACAGTGGTGGTTCAGAATCTACAGATTATAATAACGCTGGTCTTCAAGATGCATATCATCTCCAGGGAAGTAAAGCTCCTATCATTTGGGATGCACCAACTGGAGGAGAACCAGAGTTTTCCAAATTAGTTGATGGTGGAGATGGTGTCACATTCTCAGGTGATATCACAATCCGAGTTGAAGAATAAATAGTTAAAAAGTTAGGATCATGGCAGACAAACCATTTGGTGTAAAACAGTTACATGTAGTTGGTGCTGCAGGGACTCCAGTAATTGAGTCTCAAACAACTCTTAAGATTGGTGGTCAGCAAGTTGCGATCACAACTAATACCTCAGTATCAGGTGTTGTTACTGCAACTGCATTTGTGGGTGATGGATCTGGATTGACTGGAGTTTCTGGTGGTTCTGCTGCGAACCTAACAGCAACTACACTAGATGTTACTGGTATCTGTACCGCTGGTAGTTTTGTTACGGATCTAATCTCTAGTGATGGAACCAGTAGAGGATTTGCAACCAGATATTATATAACCGCAAACGGTGCTTCTTCATATAGTTTTGCTGGTCCTGGTCAAAGAAGTAGTGTGGGAAATCCAACTCTCTATTTGATGAGAGGTTTCACATATATCTTTGAGAACTCTACAGGAAACTCTCACCCATTCAGAATTCAATTCCAAAGCACAACTACTGGTGTAGGAACCTATGTCAGTGGGGCGCAGAATGGAACTCAAGTATTCACAATCCCACACGATGCACCAGGAGCATACGAATATCAATGTACCGCTCACAGTGGTATGAAAGGAACTTTTATTATCCCTAGTTAATATGTCACCACTCGCATTTGGAATCGGCAAGTCCCGAGGAACAGTATTTGATCCAGCAGTTTTTTACTGCAACTTTCTAATTTTTAATTTGAATTGGACAGACGGAAAAGACTTTGATATCGTTGCAAAGTTTATCGAACCAAACATCAGCGGATCTGTTGGTGCAAGAAAAGGCACTAAGATTCAAAACAATGATCAAACAGTTACATATATGGAATGGGGTGGAGACAATACTCTGTCCACAGACGATGGATATGAATCTATCTTGATTGATGTGCCTGCAATTTTATCTGCTCCTGGCAATAATTCTCCCAGAATTGTTCTAGATTTGAGAGGAACTTGGTATGACCAAGTTGGACTTAATCCAATCATTGTAACCGCTGATGGTTTCCAGGGAGGAACTCCACTTAAAGAAGGAGAGACGGGAAACATTGATGGATTTGGTTTCTACAATCCAACAGCCATTCAGACTTTTACGAATTATAAATCATCAAACGGTCAACAAATCATCACAACAAACAGAGAGAATGATGGTCAAAGGGTTACTAGAGTAGAGATTGATACATCCACATTTAGTGTAAGATATTTCTAAATGTGAATTGCATAAATACGGCTGTTCACCATCGATGCACCAAATGAAAAAAGTTGCATTGCTCTTCGGAATGTTTATGATGGCGGCACCCGCATATGCCGATCTTACACATAGATTAAGTTCGAGTGTTCAGTTGCAAGTACAGAGTGCAGCTACTCAAACAACTAGAATCGGAAATACTTTTTCTACCTCTGGTAGCGGTGTTAACACCGATATTGGCGGAGGAGCAACTGTTGACAACAAACTTGGAGGCCTCGGAACAATCTCCGATGGTGTGTTTGGAGCACCTTCCATGCCAACAGTAACCCAAGCTACAGCTGGCGAAGCCTTCTCGTACTCAGTCTCGTTCACAGAAGGCGATGCGATCCCAACCAGTGCTCCAACTGTAGGTGAAGTTAGTGCGTTCTCTAATCAGACATCTAACGCAGCAGGAACTGCTGGAAATCTAGCAGGTTCTATCAATGCTGATGGATCTATGAGTCTGACTGCTGGAGGCGCTGGTACTAGTGCTATTGGCCAATTCACCAGCGAACTGCTTATTAAGTGACGGAGGATCCTCGTGAAAATCCGTTTTGGAAAGACGATACTTTGGTCTGCCCTTGTTGTGGTGGGTGCAAGTGCCATACTTGCTCCTGCCCAGGCGGTCCCCGTGGTCCCAAACTTCCAGCAGGGCCAGATGACGAGTCACACGGAGACGACATCTGAGGTAACTGAGGTGATCAATAGTATGGACTATGGCACTGGTTATACATATAGTGTGAGTGGACATGGTGTCCAACCCAGCGGCGGAAATATCTTACCTGACAGTGTTAAAGAACACACAGTCAGAGCACCCGCATCAACAACAAATAGTAATGGCATTTCTTCGACATGGACAGGACTAAATCTAACCTCGGGTTCAAGACCGAGTTGGTCGCAAACAACACCAGGAGGAAACTTTTCTTTCGTAGAGAGTTACATGGGGCCAGGTCTCCAAAATCACACTGTGATCGAGAGAACCACAAAAATCCAATCCGTAACAGATACGACAAGTATCTTTACGCAGTAATCAGTGCCTGCAGTATTTTTATATCTCCTCTTAATGCTGTTGCTGAGACAGTTGGAGGGGTAAGCGCAACCGCAAATCCTGTAGCCAACTCATCTGGCTCGGTCACCAACCAGGCTATTCAAGTTTTACAAGGACCCTACATTACTAATCAGTACGGCGATGGAATCGCTTGTCAGGGTCCTACCCTCAACCTTACCCCCTATGTTACTAGAAGTTACAGCTGGCAGTTCCCTTATGAGAGTCATTATGATGACCCTGTATATAACATGCTCGACCTCAGCGGCGACACTGACGCTGATGGCAACGTTATACCCGACGGCATTCCAGACAATCCTGGCGAGATCCTCTACCATAGGAAGATAAGAACTGGGCAGAAAGATAACTACAATTGGAATGCAGGATTCTCTGCAACCCTGTCTTGGCCATTGGATGGTAAAGCACAGCGTCTATGTAAAGAAGCAGTCGAACATCACAATGCACTTCGTAGTCAAATGGTAGCAAACCGCAGGCTCGAATTTGAATTAACTAGGCTCTCTAAGTGCGGCAAATTGTCCCAGGAAGGGATCGTTTTCCACCCCAAGAGTCCTTACTACCGTATTTGTGCAGACGTGGTTGTACGACCTCCTGTGGTCCAATCGGCACCACATAGGCACTCTATTCCCGTCCCTTCAAGGTCCGAACAGCCTTATTCAGAATCCGCTGCTGACCTCGGCGTTCCCTTACAGACTCCTTCGGGGGGTTCTTACCCCGTAAGGTCGCAATCTTCTTCAGTACCTTCTTCACCGTTGGCTTCACCAACTTTAACAAAAGGTCAGCAACAGGTTTTGCAAGAAGTGCAGAAGTCGTTGCCACAACAGCAATAGATCCTGTAGTGGTTATCATTCCTGCATTAGGAATGTTGCCAATGATCTGATCAGGAATGGTTAGGTTTTCCGTAACCATAAGACATTCCTTTCCAACCAACTCATAACCAGTAATTTTTTTATTACCCTCTAGGATCTTTCCTACAGGGTTTTTTAATACCTGTTCTCTTGTGGGACACTCCTGTTTTGTTACTGGAACTGGGGTTCGTGTGTCTGGAGGAGTTGCTGGTGGTGGTGGAGTTGTAGGTTCTGGAGACTTGTATGGAGGCACGGGTGCCTCATACTGATACTCCAGTTTATTTTTATCGTAATCAATTGGATTAAATGAAGGCATTCCAGCATCACAAAAGACTTTCACACCCTTAGGGTCTTCGATCTTTAGGTCTTCTGTATTTCTTTCATGTGCTTCAACACATCCAGGCATCTGGATGATAGGCACCCCAACTTGTTCCGTCAAAGGAGGTGCAGGTGGAATTACTGTTGGGGCAGATTTTAACCACTCAGGAGTATAGATCTGATCTATCTTCTTGATGTTGGTTTGTTCAATTCTAATTTGACCTACCCCAATTCTTGGGATAGGAGCCATTATTTTTTAAGTCCAGGTAGTACGGGACCAGTTGCGTTAGGCATCGGTGGTACTTGTGCATCTACCAACTTAGGCAGAGCGTTAGCAACACCTTCTACAGCAGCTTTGGTTACTCTTTCTTTTACACCATCAATGAGTGCATCTTTCTGTAGATACAGATAAGTTCCTCCACCAATGATGGATGCAGTTCCCAAGAATGATAGTACTGCTAGTGCATTAATGATTTTTTGCATCTCTAGAATCCTCTCGTTTCACATCGTCATCTTTTTTCTTCGCCGCCTGAACGCCAAAAGTCGCCAGCGTGCCCGTAAAGACACTGGCTATAAATGTCGGATCGATTTGTTTCTGTTGTAGCCCAGGAATAGTTACATAATTAAGTGTAAGAATTGCTGCGGACCACGATAGAATAACAACACGCACCAATGCGGACAGACCTTCGTCCGCCCAGTCAAACTTTTCCTTCTTAGGCTTATCCTTTCCAGGAGTTTCCATGAAAAAGTTGCAAGGCAGTTTTATTTATTAAATACACCCCTTGGATACAGAAGTCCAGTAACAGGTCTCTTGGGTGGATGCGCTTGATTTTGAGTATCAGTTTCGGTCCAAGCTATATTTTTAATACTAATTGTCTGAACAGTAGTTTTAATACCAGGGAACTGTGGCATTTGAGTTCCCTGTTTTGCATATTTTAAAGTATCATAGAATGGTCTCGCAGGATCAATAGCATTAAAAGTAAAGTCTGCTCCTGTATATACGTCAGAATAATCCATCAGACCTTCCTCCCGCAGAATAGAACTCCTCTAGTTACATTATCAGCAGTCATATTATATGATCCAGCAATAACGGTGTAGATTTCTGTTGGACTAATTGTAACGGTATCGCCCTGTTGGATGTTCGCATTAACAGATCCATAATAGAACTGAATCATTACAAAATCATCTGGCAAATAATATGGGACAGGCATCATGCAAGCACAAACGGGAAGTCCTTTTATAACTGCATTGGAATCTACAACAGATCCAACAGAAGTACCATTCTTTTCTGTTGTACTTATGCGGCCACTCTTTTCTGGTAAATTTGCATCGTTTCTATAATATGGGAAAATCGCCGCTGCAGTATAACTCCACAGGGCCCCATCCGAATCATATGGATGGGTTCCACAGTTATACACTGTTTCTAGATATTGCGTAGCTTTATCATATTGGTTACCAAGATTCATTTTAGCATATCCATACTCTGCACATCCAGCAGCACCGTAGGAATAGTTACCACCATCATATGTTCCATTCAAAAAGGTTCTGAAATTAATATAGGGTTCGTTCGAGCTAGTATTCGTTTCTCTAAGAATTTGAGTATGTCCACCCAAGAATAAATTATCGAGATCCCAAACACTTGTAGTAAACTTATGTAAGAAGAATGTACCAAATGTATTACCATTAATATTAGTTGCGGACAAAGTAGGAGCTCTAAAAGATAAAACTGCAAAGTTTGGATCAATACCAGACCTAAACACATTCAAATCTAATTGATACGAAGTATTATTTCCCGTTTCAATAGCCCACGTACTTTGTTGTGTTGGCAGGTGGTAACTGAAACCTGAGGAGTATACTGATGCATTGACCATAGGGTCTAGATAACTATATCCATGTCTAAATGGAGAAGCCTCTGGACACATGTCCACAGAATTTACTCCAGCCCAACGGTGGCCATATCCATGTCCACCTGACGCACGATATTGTTCCGAGTTCCTATAAGTATAATCGGACTCGTCAATAGTATCTGTATAATTGAACGGGAACCAGTGTGGTCCAGCCCCGTAACACACCTCACTGGGATCATTATCATGAATTTGGAAAGCACTAAACGTAATTCCTTTTTTCTTTCCAGGTTGAATTACATTTCTCATGATCCCATATGGGTAACTACCCTGAATAGCAAGTAAATTCTTGTCATAGAATCCAGTTGTGGTTCCGATAACTGGATAAGTTACATCATTATCTTGCGCTGGTTGGACAATGATAGTGGTTTGTTCATACTGTCCAGATCCAAGATAATAGTTTGAATCACGTAAACTATATTCTCCAGCCTGCCCTCTCAGAGGAGTCCAGACAAGAGATCCTCCATTGTGTTGTGCATTCTGATTTTTAACATTAGCAACTAGATCATCTCGTTCAGTATATAATGTGTTGTGAGTTCCTCTAAGGATATAAAGATCCATACCACTAAATGATCCAACATTATTAAATGTAATGGTATCTCCTTCTTTAATAGTAATTGTAGTATATGCACCAGAAACTACACCATTTCTGTCTGTTCCCTCAACAGCAAAGTCACTACCACTTGTATGAGTACAAGAGATTGCATATGATACCGCACCATTCATTGCGGAGTGAACATATGGACGCACAACCAAGTCCTGTCCTACTGGAGCATTAATGCTCTCCGCTGGAATTGTAATTAGTTCCCCACCAGTATATCCATATCCACTATGATTGACAGCAACGTCAGCAAGATTGCCACTATAATCTCTATGGACTTGGAATTTAGCTCCAGTTCCTAGTCCAGAATGATACCCTTCTACAACATAAGTTCCATTGATTTCATCTGGATTACTTCCACCTCCCAACCAAGTGCTTAATCCAACGATATATCCGCCCTGATCATCTTGACTATGCCACCCCAAGCCAGCAAAGGCCTCCTCAAGTTGGTTGATAACATCGGAACCCGACCAGACACCTACGTTAGAGATATTTTTTTTGTAAACTGCGGTTGTAATTGCCATTGTATTCTTATGCCTCCAGTTGAAGAATGGTGAGGTATGCGGTTATGGATTGAGAAGAACCAGATAGGTTCTGAATTGAAACATACATTGTAGTATCGGGAGGATCATTTAAATTACCACCCATCACAAAGGGACTCATGTTTTGTGAAGTAGAGAGACCAGTTGTAACCACCTCAGCGATTACTCCAGCCCCTGGCAATGGATCTTCACCAACACTTCTAAAGGCGTCCGCATCTCTAGATGCACTATCAGTATATAGTCTTAACCAAGCAGAAGTGGACAGTCCAACCTTCATCAAGGTGTAAGCCTTGAATCCAATAATATCAGTGTGTGCGACTGCAACATTTGGAATGATGGTTGTCACACCAACCTTGACCTGTCTCTGCCTTAGGGATCCACCAGATGCAGAGATGGTAGCAATACCAGAAGCAACGTCAAAGTCAACGTCAATTCCAGTGCCTGCATTGACAGTCTTTGCAGCACCAACAACAAACCCATCATCCTTGAGGTTAACACCTTCTCCTGGTTGAGCAGGAAGATTTAATAGATTTGAACCATCAAGTGCTGGTAGTTGTCCAGTCAGAGATCCAGAAGGAACATTAGTAAGTCCACTTGCAGATCCACTGAAAGATGTTGCGGTGACAATACCAGATGTATCGAGACCATCTTGTGTGAGAGTTACACCAGTGCCAACATAAGCTTTGGATCCTAGTGTTGACTCACCATCAACTTGGAGGTTCCTATAAATTCTTACCAGTCTGTCTGGGTTACCTCCAGCACTATAGATTCTTAGTGCCTCTCTGGTTACATCTGGGATTCCAGGGTCAGTAGTCTTGAATAGAATACTTCCTGCATCTCCAGGGGAATCAGTTCCCTCAAAGTTAGTAATCTCAAGGACTTTTGGAGTTGCTTCGTATGCAATTCTAGATCTGTCACCTTGGAAGTTAATCGTTGCAGCAACACCAACTGGTTTAGGACCAAAGTAGGCATCACCTTCTACATTTAGATTACCATAGAGATATACATTTGAAGTTGTATTGATTCCAACTCCACCACCATTACTCCAATAGTTTGGAGCACCAGTTATGGTTGCAATACCTCCTCCAAGTGTGGCTCCGATATTAGTTCCAAAGTTTACAGTAGCAGCAACACCAATAACAGTACCGTTGTTTCTAATCTCAACACCCTGACCTGTTGCAGTTACGTTGGTAAGTAAAGAACCATCAAGAGCAGGTAGTTGTCCTACAAGGTTGGAAGCGTTCAGTGTTCCATACAGTCCCGTTGCAGAAACAATACCAGCAACGTTCAGAGTCTCATTGAGGATTGTGGTATTAATACCAACTTTACCTTGACTATTGATAAACTGTCTTACAGTTCCCTGTCCATCAGAAAGAACAATATTTTTACTTGATGCTGTGATATCAATGTCAGAATTTTGTCCTACGAAGGCACCAATAACAACGTTGTAATCACCCGTCGTAATATTCTGTCCTGCACGATCACCTAGAGCGATGTTGTAAGATCCATCGTTGGTGTTGTATAGAGAATACTCACCAATACCAATATTATGTCCAGGAGAACTGCTGGTTATATTACGAATGGCTTGATCACCAACACCAATGTTTCTTAGTGATTCTGGTATAGGAGCATTACCCAGTTTGATATTGGTTCCACCAGGAATATCAATTCGTCCACCACTTAAAGTAGTAATTCCAGATACTATAAGGTTATCAATATCAACTCCACCCATGAAGTTAGAGTTTCCTCGGACCTCTAGAGCAGTTCCAACTGTAGCAAAGGTAGTTCCAATACCAACAGATGTGGTTGTTCCCAATCCAACAGGACCAGCGGACCACTTACCTGTGCCACCAGAAGAGTTTACAGTTGCAATTCCACCTGTGATCTGAACGGATACGTTCTCACCTGCATCAATATGAGTGATGATGCCACTCAATCTAGATCCATCACCAAGGTAGGATCCAAATACCGTTACACCAAGTCCAGTCGTTTCAAACTTTTTAGTAACACCATCATAGAGTTCAACAGATCCATCTGGGTTAAAGATTGCAGATGGGTTACCACTTAAATCTCTAATAGCAAGAGGACTATTACCTTCAAATCTCAGTTCACTACCATTATGATACTGTTGTACCTGTTGAGTAGAACCGAACTTAACTCGAATTAAGTTATCTAATAGTAGACTTCCTGTAGAAGCAGGTGCAATTTTAATATTGCCATATACTGTTAGAGCTTCAGTAATGGTAGTTGTACCAATACCAACAGCTGTTGTAGTAGTAAGTCCTAGATTACTCTTACTCCAGTATGCAGTACCATATCCAGCAGCAATCTGTGTAAGAGCAATGGCAACATTACTAATAC